ACTAACTATCGTCAATGGACACACAATCTCAATGTTGATTTTGATTTAACAGTTAAAGAGAATGAGTTTCCTACTGAACCTGAACGTGAATCAGAGGTAATGCATCAGCATGCTTATCGTGAGATGAAAGAAGAGATATCAAATGCTATTCGTATCCTTCAACTTACTGACGAGGAAGTGGTGTCAACATCTACTTACAATTCAATAGCAAAGTATTTGTAGTAAGTCGGGCGTCCGCCAACAGGGGCGAGACGCCCTCCCAAAACAAAGGAGATAAAGTGATAGACCTAGACGCAGAGTTTATGCGAGAGGATGTTCAGTTAGAAATCAACGAGTTGGATGGTAAGTATAATCCACTTGACCGTGATACAAATGTCCGTATAGTAGAGGATGTTCGTAAAGCAATTGATAACATAGCAGATGGAGTTCTTCCATCAGCCAAACATATAGCAGAGATAGCCATTGCTACTAATGAGAACCTACAAATCCGTGACTTTCTAATGGGCTTACGCCTTGAAAAAGATATAGATTATATTGGTACTTATCTATCAGTTATTGGTAATGTTATTACTAAAGATAAATGCATTCCAATTGCTACCATCTTTACTACATATCTATATGAAGCAGAAGAGATGGAGTATGCTAAAGAATTTCTTGGTAAAGTATTAGAAAAGAATCCAGATTATTCATTAGCCAAACTACTTAAGCGTGTATATGATGCACAGTGGCCAGCCTCAGAGATGAGAGAGATGGCAGTTAAACTTCATGCTAGTATCCTAGAAAATATTTATGAGGTTAACAATGACAACTGATACATTAATACATGGCACAGCACGTAAAGCAGCATGGCACAAGGCAGGTGTAGCAGTCGAAGCAACATCAGCCAGTGAGGTAGCCAGTCAGGCAGGATTAGACTGGTCAGTATCATTACATGATATAACTGCAACCTATACAGTTCCAGGTGAGAACGGAACTAATATGGTTAAGGATTATATCCCAGTAGAAAACAAGAAAGCAGTTATCAAGACGACACCATATGGTCAGACATCAGCCATTGGGGTAGTTGGTAATCGCTACAAAGTATTTCAGAATGCAGAAATCTTTGGTGCATTAGATAACTTAATTGATTCTAGTGGCATGAGATATGCAGCAGCAGGTGAGTATGATGGTGGTGGTAAAGTTTGGATGTTAATGGAAACTCCAATGGAGATGACAATAGCCAATGACCCACACGCCGCATTCTTATTAGCCAAAACTAGCCACGATGGTAGTAGTTCAGTAATCATCAGACCAATCATTGAGCGATTGTTTTGTATGAATCAAATCAATAAGATATACAAAGGCAAGAACAAGTATACTTATCAGTTGAGCCATACAACTAACGCTCAGTTATCTATATCAGAGATTAGTAATATCATTCAACTAAGTTATGATATGGCTAATGATTACACAGCACTAGCAGATATGTTGCTTGCCAAAGAGGCAAGTCATGAGCACGCAAAAAATTATTTCAAGCGTGTGTTCCCATTACCTACCAAGATAGAAGAAGTTAGATACGACTTACTATCTACAGGTGAGAAGAAGCAATACACTCGTGCTATCCAAGCCAGAGAAACAGCATTCAATATCTATGCAGCCTCTCCTACACAGGAGAACATACGTAACACAGAGTTTGGTATGTGGCAAGCAGTCATAGAGTGGGCTGATTACAATGCAAAAGGTAAGAACCTAGCATTGCGTGCCATCTCAGGCACCAGTGATAACATCAAAACCAGAGCACTTGAATTGCTTGGTGTCTCATGAGTATAATATCTACATCAAATGTAATGCAAGTAAAAGTAGCAGAGCACCAAGTGCAACACAAATGTCCTTGCCTAACTTGCCGTCAAGATAGAGTAAGGGAGTGGGTGGGTAGGTTACTTGATGCTGGTATTCCTGCTGATAATATTATGATGGAGATTAATCAGTATGGTGGTAGAGTAATTATCTATTCAGGTAATAAAGATAAAAACTGCCATCCTTTGCATAAAGAAAAATGGTGCTATCAATTCAATGATAGGTCATTTGATTTTGCAATGATATGGTGGAGGGCACATGGTAGAAAACCAGAACCAACAACAGAAGAAAAAATTCTTTTGTTGAAGAAAGAGTTAGAACAACTACAAAGGGAGATGGCATATGGGCGGTAATTTTGCACAAGATTTAGCATTAACAACCATACCATTAGACCAACAGATAGCAATGCACTTGCGAGGTAATCATTATCCGCCAGTGCCATTGACAATGTTACAACCTTGCTTGTATGCTATTGAAGCATGTAACGAGGAGAACTACAATAGACTAATCGAACTACCTAAAGGTGTGCTCTGGCGTGGCCAGAGTTCAGCGCCTGCCCACGCCATCGTGGAAGGACACCACCTTGATGCGTGGTTACTACAAGAACAGGAGATAGAATGACAATGTATTACAGCGAAACAGATGGACCTGAACCAACAGTATCTATCCAAGTAAAGGATACAAAGTATACCCTTACCCAACAATCTTTGGCTCAGATAATTGAGGATAAAGATTCTCTCAAAGAAGAACTAGAACAAACCAAACGTAAGGTTAAAAGCATAGGTTGGGATGTAAGAGAGTTCTTTGAGTCAAGAAAAAATGGTAACAATACTGATGATATTACCTGCACAGTTGAGGATATAAATGAATTACTCAGCAGCCTAGGCGTAGACCAACTAACTAATACTTGGTCAGCAACAGTATGGATTACAGCCACCATCACAGGTATAGAAGCATCTAATAAAGATGAGGCCGAAAACATTATTAAAGATAATGTTGAGGTCAATTACAATGACGATGGCGACATCTGGATAGATGATGTTGAAGTGCAATCAGTTCATCCTGAAGCCTAATGTGATACACTAATCTTGAGCAGCCCTGGTTTCGGCTATCTCCTTTCTCAGGGCTGACTCATAAAGGAGAATATGGCATCGCTAGAAATAGAACGAGATAGGTACGGTAGACCATTAATAGTGCCACCCAAAGGTGGCAAAGCAGTGGCCTATACACGAGCAACTACAATAGCCAATTCACTAGATGATGCATCAGCATTAGTAGCATGGAAAATGCGGATGGCTGCGATAGGTTTAACAACCAGACCAGATATATTATTATCAATTAGTGCAGCACAAGAAGATAAGATGGCAGTTAACTCTTTGATTGAAGATGCTATGCAAGTAGCAGGCGCAAACAAAGCAGCCAATATAGGCACAGCAATCCATTCATTTGCAGAGCGATTGGATTTAGGACAAGACTTAGGTGTGGTGCCAGACGAATGGGCACCAGATATAAAAGCATATGAACATGCAACTAAGATTCTTAACAAGCGGTTTATTGAACAGTTTAGTGTGTTAGACAAATACAATATTGCTGGCACACCAGACAGGCTTGTTGAGTATAAAGGTGAGTTGTTTATTGCAGATATTAAGACTGGTCGAATAGACCATCCAAGTAATATCGCAATACAGTTGGCTATCTATGCCAACGGCTTGCCGTATGATGTGGCCACGGCAACCCGTGGTACATGGGGTGATGTAAACAAAGATAAAGCAATTATTATTCATCTACCTGCAGGGACTGGCACGTGTAAGTTAGTGTGGATAGATATTAATGAAGGCTATAAAGGTTTACAATTAGCCATGAAAGCAAGAAAGTGGAGAGACCAGAAGGGTTTAACCACTACGTTTGAATAGGAGAAAAATGAGTAGCACTGAAGCACCAATCAGTATCAATCTCAAAACAGCAGGCGGTACACAAATAACTCTGCGTGCTGAAACAGCAGACCAATTTGCTGACATGATTGCACAAGGTATACATATAATTACCGATGCAGTTACTGAAGTAGAACTAGCAGTCAAAGGGACAGCAGGCAATAAGCCTATGTCAGTAGCAGACATTGCCTCTAGTTTCAATTCAAATATGTCATCCACAGAATCAGGTGGAGAACAAACAGTAGAAGACAAATGGGGTAACACTTGGGTATATAACAAACCAGGTGCACCATCATGCGAGAGAGGCGTCATGGTTCTTAAGTATGGAAAAGCACAATCAACAGGCAAGCCATACAAAGCGTTCTATGACCCAGCAGCAGCACCTAACTGGACAGGACCAAAAATTCCTGCCGAGCAACGTACTAAGCCAATCTTTGCTTAGTGTTTAACAGTAAATGGGGGCTGAGTCGTGGTGCCAGCCCCCATTTCTATAAAGGAGAGCAATGAAAACATTAATCAGAAGTGTTAACAATACAAATGTGGGTGGTGAACCACTACCAGCAGTGTTTAAAGTATTTGAAAATGCAGGAATTATATTACGCAGAGCAGAAGTAACAGTAATTGCAGGTACACCTGGCGCAGGTAAGTCATCAATAGCACTGGCAATTGCAGCCAAAACTAAATTGCCTACCCTTTACTTTAGTGCAGATACAAACGCACATACAATGGCAATGAGATTGATTGCAATGACTGGTAACATCAGTCAGCAACAAGCAGAACAATTAATTAAACGGCAACCAGAAAAAGCAAAAGAAGTTTTATCTCAAGGCAATCATTTATTCTGGTGCTTTGAATCCAGCCCAACACTTAAAGATTTAGATGAAGAAGTATCAGCATTTGAAACTATATGGGGTAAGAGTCCAGCCCTTATAGTTGTAGATAATCTAATGGACATAGCAATGGATGGACACGATGAGTTTGGTGGCATGCGTGCAGCCATGAAAGAACTTAAGTATCTAGCCAGAGATACAAACGCAGCATTACTTGTATTGCACCATACTAAAGAAGGATATGAAGGCAGTCCATGTCAGCCAAGGTCATCAATCCAAGGGCTAGTTAATCAGATACCAGCAATGGTATTAACTATTGGTCAGATGAAACAAGCAGATATGAACTACCTATGCGTAGCCGCAGTTAAAAATCGTTACGGTAAAGCAGACCAAACAGGTAACAACTATGTTACTCTTGCATTTAATCCTGAGTCTATGTATCTAGATGATGTCATGGTCAGGTATATGCCACCGCATCAAGAGGAGTTATAATGGGTCATTTATATAATGGTGCTTATGTTCGTACTTGTCAACGTTCTGGATGTAATACTAGAGTTTATTTAAAAGTAGGAATTAATTACAAAGTAATTTTATGTCCAGATTGTAGATTAACGGAGTGGTCAAGTGAGTAATCCACGCAAAGCAAAGGGTTCCAGCGCAGAAAGAGATGTAGTTAATTGGTTAAAGAAATGGTACCCATACGTAGAGCGTAGGATTGCAGGTGCACATCTAGATAAAGGAGATATAGCAGGAGTTAATGGAGTAGTAATAGAAGTAAAGAACCACAAAAAACTAGACCTATCCGCATGGGTAAAAGAATTAGAAGTAGAAATTAAAAATGATAAAGCATGGACAGGTGTAGTATTACACAAGCGTTCAGGAAAAGGAGATGTAGGAGAATGGTACGCAACAATGCCAGCAAAAATATGGATAGAATTAATTAGGAAGATTAATGAACAAACATGATGTATCTGCCTACTTAACACACGTAGGCGCCACCCTGCCAGCAGTGGGGCATGGTTGGCGCAAAATGAAATGCCCATTCCATGGAGATAAACATGCATCAGCAGCCATTAACTACGAAGAAAACAGATTCAAATGTTTTGGTTGCGAAGCACAAGGCGATGTATATGATTTAATAATGTATAAAGAAGGAGGTAATTATATTGAGGCTATCAAATTCGCAGAGAGCATATCTCTTGCAGGCAACAGACCAGTACGCAAAGGACCTCCATCTAGCAGCAGAGTATCTTTCAACTCGGCATCTATCGGTAGAAGAGGGCAGAAGTTTTAACTTAGGTGTTGTGGCTAATCCATTGCCAGGACATGAGGCATACAGAAATAGATTAGCAATCCCATACATCACACCATCAGGTGTGGTTGATATAAGATTCAGAAGTCTTAGTAATAATGAAGACCCAAAGTATATGGGTGTGCCTGGGGCTAAAACTACTATGTTTAATGCACAAGTAGTACTAACAGCAGGTAGTTATATATGTGTAACCGAAGGTGAACTAGATACAGTTGTCTTGTCAGTTAAGACAGGACATCCATCAGTTGGTATACCTGGAGTTAATAATTGGAGACCATACTATGGCAAGATACTGGATGATTTTGAAACAGTAATTGTGTTAGCAGATGGTGATAATGCAGGGCTTGAGTTTGGTAAAAGACTAAGCCGAGAACTACATAATGTTAATCTACTACAAATGCCAGAAGGTCATGATGTTAATAGTATAATAGTACAAGAAGGAAAGGAGTGGATAGATGAGCGAATTAGAAAATGTTTGGGACAGTGATGAAGACTTCTGGGATTTTGTTGCAGACAATAAAAAATTAGTTGGCATATCAGTATCAGATGGACAAGGATTAGATATACTTAATGCACTTAGGGATATCTATTTAACAATAGAAGAAGAACCAGAAGATGCAATGAAGATGCTTACCTTGTTAGGCACAGTTATATATGCAAGTAGCATAGGAGAAGGTAGACAATTTACGGATGAGATACGAGTAGTATCAGCCATGGAACAATTTGATAGCAGTATGAAGGAGATGTTAGATGAAGAATCCAAGTGATGTTGATGTAATACTTAATGAGTTACGCAGTATTATGATGAGAAAACAAGCAGACTACGGACCTCTGAATATAGCCCTTGCCCCTGGCGGTGCTATGAATGGGCTGCGTGTGAGGATGTATGACAAACTGGCTAGGCTAAATAACCTAGCGGGTAAGGACGCCACGCCTAATTTTGAATCTATTGAGGATACTCTTATAGACCTGGCTAACTATGCTATAATAGGACTATTGGTACAAAGAGGACAATGGGAAGGAATAAACAATGTGGAAGATTAGAAATCCATTTTACTGGATAGATACACCTAGAGAAACTATACTTGTAGTTTGTTATCGTTGTTCTAAAAATTTCGGAATACATCTAAATAATGTACGAGTATATAATTATTGTGGTAATTGTAAATAAATGAGTGAAGAGTGGGTACAAGAGTATGATTTGCTTGTATCTACCCTTGGCATGGAGTATTCCAAAAAGTATTCGATAGTTGAATCTTCTGATATAAAACAAATACTATGGATGTGGTTTGTTACACACCCTAAAAAATATAAAGAATGGTCTGAATTACCAGCAAAAGATAAAGAAAAGTTAATTGCTAAATCATTACGCAATGCAGCCCTAGCCTTTTGTGAAAAAGAAAAAGCCCGTA